CCCACGCAGAGATTTTTTGCCCATTGGGTAGTTTGCACCCGCAAACTGACTGCAAACCAAGGCTGCAATGACCAAGCAAAACAAGGCGATAGACTGGGAAGGCGTCGAGCGCGACTTCCGGGCGGGCGTGATGAGCATCCGCGAGATCGCCAAGTGGTATGGCATCAGCGACACGGCGATCCACAAGAAGGCGAAGGCCGAAGGGTGGGAGCGGAAACAGCAGCCGCCGCACATCGACCGCAAGGCGCTGATCGGCGAGATCGTCTCGATCAAAGCTGACGCGACGCCGGAGCAATTGACCGATCGGGCGCGCGGCATGGCGGCGCGTCTGCTCGACGAACTGGACACGGTGTCGGCCAATGTCGGCCAGCTCGAGGAAATGATCGACGCCGAGGAGTCGGACCCGCGGCGCCGCGGCGCGCTGATGAAGGCGATCTCGCTGGGCGAGCGGGCCAAGACGCTGAAGGACATTTCGCTGACGATGAAGACCTTGACCGAGACGGCCGAGCCGCAGGGCAAGAAGGAACAGCGCCAGCAGAACGCCGACAAGGCGGCAAGCGCCGGACGCTACAGTGTGCCGGCGGCGCCTGGCGCGCGGATGAACTGATGCAGTGGTCGACGTCCTGCGTCGATTGGGAACAGCGGATAATCGAGCGGCGGTCCCTGATCCCGTTCGATCCCTTGTTCCCCGACGAGGCAGCGGCGGCGCTCGAGGTGTTCAAGTCGCTGCGCATCGTCGATGCACCCGGCTCGCCGACGTTCGGCGAAGCCTGCGAGCAATGGGTGTTCGATTTCGTCGCGGCCATCTTCGGCGCATACGACGCCGCGGCCGGCAAGCAGATGATCCGCGAGTTCTTTCTGCTCATCAGCAAGAAGAACGCCAAGTCGACGATCGCGGCGGGCATCATGCTCACGGCGCTGATCCGCAACTGGCGCCTCGAGGAAGAGCTGCTCATCCTGGCGCCGACGATCGAGGTCGCCAAGAACAGCTACGGCCCGTCGGCGGCAATGGTGCGCGCCGACCCGGATCTTGACGCGGCGCAGAACGGGTTTCTGCATGTGCAGGACCATCTGAAGAGCATCAAGCACCTCAAGACCAAGGCGGTGCTCAAGGTCGTGGCGGCGGATACCGACACGGTGTCGGGCAAGAAGTCCGGCAAGGTGCTGATCGACGAGCTGTGGGTGTTCGGCAAGCGCGCCAATGCGGACGCGATGCTGCGCGAAGCCACCGGCGGCCTGGTGTCACGGCCCGAGGGTTTCGTGATCGACCTGTCGACGCAGAGCGACGAAGCGCCGGCCGGAGTATTCAAGGCGAAACTGGACTACTGCCGCGACGTGCGGGACGGCAAGATCATCGACCCCAAGACGCTGGCGGTGATCTACGAGTTCACGCCTGCCCAGATCGAGGCGCAGGCTTACCTTGACCCGGCGTTGTTCTATGTGACCAACCCTAACCTCGGGCGGTCGGTCAGTGCTGAGTGGATTGAGGACGAGCTGCGCAAGGTCGCCAACGACGACGCGGCGCGCCTCACGTTCCTGTCGAAGCATCTCAACGTCGAGATCGGGCTGTCGCTGCGCAACAACGCATGGGCCGGCGCGCGATACTGGGAAGCGGCAGCTGACGACACGATTGCGGATTTCCAGGCATTCCTCGACCGCTGCGAAGTGGTGGTGGCCGGCGGCGACGGCGGCGGGCTCGACGACTTGTTCGGCGGAGCCTTCTGCGGCCGGGAAAAGACGACGCGCGACTGGCTCCTGTGGGGGCATGCGTGGTGCCAGCCGGATGTTCTAGAGCGGCGCAAGGACATCGCGCCGCGGCTCATGGATTTCGTGAAGGCCGGCGAGCTGACGATCTGCGATCGGCCGACGCAGGACATCGAGGAGTTCGCCGACCTGGTCGAGATGGTGCGGGACGCCGGGCTTCTGCCGGATGAGAACGCCGTGGGGCTCGACCCGATGGGTGTGGCGGCGCTGGTCGACGAACTCGCTTTACGTGAAATCGGCGACAAGCAGGTGGTCGGTGTCGGCCAGGGCTTCCGCCTCAACGGCGCCGTGCTCGGTGCCGAGCGCAAGCTGAAGGATGGAACGCTCTGGCACGCTGGGCAAGGCATCATGGCCTGGTGCGTTGGCAACGCCAAGGTCGAGATGCGCGGCAACGCCGCGATGATCACCAAGCAGACCGCCGGGCGCGCCAAGATCGACCTTCTCATGGCCGCGCTCGACGCCTTCTTTCTGATGAGCCGAAACCCTGAGGCTTCACTTGGCCGCGCCCTTGGGCAGGCCATCGTTCAACGCGGCGGCTTCGCCTAGGAGCATTCATGGCCTTTTGGGACCGACTGTTCCGCCGCGGCAAGAAAAGCGCGGGCGGGATCGACCGCTTTTTCGCGCAGCTGCTGGAATCGTCGAAGTCGACGGCCGGCGTGACCGTGACGCCGGACAATGCGCTTGAGCTTGCGGCGGTCTGGGCGTGCGTGCGCGTGAAGCAGGAGGACATCGGCAAGCTGCCGTGTCACCTGTATCAGAAGCAGAAGGATGGCTCGCGGGAGAGGGCGACCAAGCACCCGCTCTACGAGCTTGTCTTGTCGCGGCCCAACCGGCTGCAGACGGCGTTCGACTTCAAGGCGTTCATGCAGGGACAGCTTGACCTGCGCGGCAATGCGCTGGCGATCAAGGAACTTGACGGACGCGGCCAGGTTGTGAACCTGTGGCCGGTGCCGTGGTCGGCAGTGGTCGTCAAGACGACGCAGGACAACCGACAGGCGTTCTACGAGATCACTTTCCCGAGCGGCCGGCGCGAGACGTTCCCGGCTGACGGGGTCGTGCATCTGCGCGGTCTGTCGATTGATGGCGTGGTGGGGTTGTCCCCGATCTCATACCATCGCGAGACCATCGGGCTGGGCAAGGCGGCCGAAACCTACGGCGCCGCGTTCTTTGGCAACAACGCCAAGCCGGGCGGCATGCTGACGGTCAAGCAGACCATCGGCCCCGAGGCTGCGGCAAAGCTGCGCGCCGACTGGGAAGATCGGTTCCAGGGCCCCGAGAATGCCCACAAGCTGGTCATCCTCGACGGCGAAATGGATTGGAAGCAGATCGGCATGGACAACGCCGATGCGCAGTTCGTCGAGACGCGCAAGCTCACCAATCAGGACATCTATCGCATCTACCGCATGCCGCCGCACAAGGTCGGCGACCTCGAGCGCGCGACGTTCTCCAACATCGAACAGCAGTCGCTCGAATACGTGACCGACTGCCTTCTGTCGGACATGGTGCGCTGGGAACAGACGCTCAAGCGCGATCTGCTGACAGACACCGAGCGCGCTGCCGGCTACTTCTTCGAGTTCATGCCCGACGCTCTTCTGCGCGGCGACATGAAATCCCGCTACGAGGCGTATGCGATCGCGCGAAACTGGGGCGTGTTGAGCGTCAACGAAATTCGCGACCGCGAAAACCTCAACCGCATCACCAATGGGGACATCTACCTGCAGCCCCTCAACATGATCGAAGCCGGGAGCCCGACGCCCAGCGCAACCGGAGCCAAGGCGCTGCTCGCGCTTGCTCGCGAACTCGTCGCCCGAGAGGACGTCCAGCCATGACCAAGACCTTCCACACGATCGAAGCCTTCCGTGCCTCGCTGAAGGACGGCACGCCCGCTGCCGGCGAGTTGCTCGCGTCATTCGACACCGAGGTCAAGGCCGGCGAGGGCGACAGCCGGTCGCTGACGTTCACCATCTCCACAGGCGCCGTCGATCGCATGGGCGACACCGTCGACCCGTCCGGCTGGCAGCTCGAAAACTACCGCAAGAATCCCGTTGTGCTTTGGGCGCACGACTCGACATCGTTGCCCGTGGCCAAGGCGCCGAAGATCTGGACCGAGAAACTCTCGCTCAAGGCCGAAGCCGAGTTCACGCCGCGCGGCATGGCGCGGTTCAACGATACCGTGTTCGACATGTATAAGGGCGGGTTTCTCAGCGCGACTTCCGTCAGCTTTGCGCCGCTGAAATATGCCTTCGTCGATGACCCGGCCCGCAAGTACGGCATCGACTTCATGGAACAGGACCTGCTCGAGTTCTCCGCGGTCCCCGTGCCGGCCAATCCCCAGGCGCTGATCGAAAGCCGCTCGGCCGGACTCGACGTCGACCTGATTCTTGACTGGGCCGAGGGCGCGCTGAGCAAGGCCGGCGCCAGCGAGCGCATCAAGAAGCTGGCGGACAGCGTGCTTGGCGCCGACGGGCAGGCGGAACGCGACCTCGACTGGGCGCGCCAGATCGCCGCCAAGGCCGGGATGGGCATCTATTCACAGGAGCGGATCGACGCCGTCGAGCGCGCCGCTACCGCGCAGCGCATCGCCAGGAAGCGCCGCGAGATCGAAGTTTTGCGCATGGGCGGCAAGGTCGCCTGAGCGTTTCCCCGGCTCTGCCGGGAGGCCGGGGCCCCGCATAGGGCGGGCCCCATTGTTGCGAAAGCAACCCCACAATGAAGACCCTTCAGGAACTTATGCAGCTGCGCGCTGCAAAGGTCGATGCGTTGTCGACGCTGATCGACAACGAGACCGAATACGAGGCCACCAAGGCCGCGATCGCCGATATGGACAAGCAGATCGAGCGCAAGAAGGAAGCCGACCGCCTGGCCGCTGAATCGGCTCAGACCGTGTCCACGACCGAACCGGCCAAGAAGACCACGGTCGCCGCCACCGCTCGCCCGGTCGGCACCACCAAGCACATCGTCGGCCAGGATGCGCCCGAGCGCGCCTACAAGATGGGCCAGTTCTTCCTTGCCAGCATGATGGGCAACGAGAAGGCCGCGGCCTGGTGCAAGGACAACGGCGTGTCGATCCAGAAGGCGCTTTCCGAAGGCGTGAACAGCGCCGGTGGCGTGTTCGTGCCGGAAGAGATGGGCAACGAGATCATCGTGCTGCGCAACAGCTACGGTCTCGCCCGCCAGCTAGTGAACGTCATGCCGATGGGCCGTGACCGTCTGGTCATCCCCAAGCTGGTCTCCGGCCTCACTATGTACTTCACGGGTGAAGGCGTGGCGGCAACGCAGTCGCAGCCGGTGTGGACCAATGTCGGCCTGACCGCCAAGAAGGCGTCGGTGCTGACCCTGTGGTCAAGCGAACTCGACGAGGACGCCGTGATCAATATCGGCGACACGCTGACCTCGGAAATCGCCTACGCCTACGCCAAGGGCGAAGACGACTGCCTGTTCCAGGGTGACGGCACGTCGACCTATGGCGGCATGACCGGCCTGCGCAAGATCTTCAACGATGGCGTCGGCACTCTCGCCGGCTCCGTTGACGCGGCGACCGGCCACGACACGATGGCCGAGATCGACGCGACCGACCTTGCCGCCGTGCAGGGCAAGCTGCCGCAGTACGTCTATGACCGCGGCCGGCCGGCGTGGTTCTGCTCGCAGACCATGTGGGGGAACGTCTTCGAGCGTCTCATCGGCGCCTCGGGCGGCGTGACCAAGGACCAGGCGTCGGGCCGCACGATCCGCGAGTACAACGGCTATCCGGTGTACATCACGGCGTCGATGCTCGCCCCGGCGACCACCACCACGGACGCGTCGGACGTGGCCATGATCCTGTTCGGCGATCTCAACATGTCGGTCACGATGGGCGACCGTCGCGGCATGACGATCTCCCGCTCGACCGAATACAAGTTCGCGGAAGACCAGATCGCGATCAAGGGCACCGAGCGCTTCGACATCAACTGCCACAATACCGGCGACACGTCGACCGCCGGTTCCATCGTGGCCCTGATGGGCGAGTAATCGCAGCACAGCTTCGGCGGCGCTGCGGCGCCGCTTCCCCTTCATCCCTGACCATCAAGGAGGACCATCATGGTTCCCGGTCCCAAGGCTGTGATTGCGATCACGCCGATCTCGAAAACCAATGGCGCGACTGCCACTGGCGAATACATCGACACCAAGGGCTTTGACTATGCGCTGATCTCGGTCATCGCCAGTACGGCCGACGTGGTGTCCAATACCCTGTCCGTGCTCAAGATCGAGGAAGGCGACACCACGTCGTCCTTCGCGACCTTTTCGGGTGCGGTGCAGAACACCGACTTCACGGTCGCGACCAATGCCTACACCTCGACCGCCAACGGCCAGAACGTCTGGACGTTCGGCGTCGATACCCGCGCCCGCAAGCGCTATCTGCGCGTCTCGGCGTCGCCGCAGACCACGATGGTGATCGGCGGCGTGGCGATGCTGCACCGTGCGGAATCGCTGCCGGTGACGGCCTCTCAGGCTGGTTCGCTCAACCTGATCCTCGTCTGACGAATCCCGGCCGACCACCGGGACAGGATGTCAGTGCTGACAGCGGGGGAGGGTGTCGGCCCTCCCCCGCACTTCCTTCCGACAAAGGACAATCCGATGACCGACCTGATCTGCCTCGACCTCGGGGCCGAGACCGTTTCGCCGCCCGGCTTTGTGCCGATGGGCCACGACCACGGCAGTGAAATCTATCCGCTGGCCTATCCCGACGACAGCGTCGACGTGATCCGCGCCAGCCATGTGCTGGAGCATTTTCCTCACGGCGAAGTGCCGAACGTCGTCAAAGAATGGGCGCGGGCGTTGAAACCTGGCGGCGTGCTCAAGATCGCCGTCCCGAATTTCGAGTACATCGCCAAGGCCTATGTCGAGGGGCAGGAGCTGCCGCTCGAAGGCTACACGATGGGCGGCCAGACGGACGCCGACGACTTCCATAAGTCGCTGTTCGACGCCAATACGCTGGTCGACCTGTTCCGCGGGGCCGGGCTGACGGACATCGGCCCCTGGGACAGCGACTGCGACGACTGCTCGCGCCTGCCGGTGTCGCTCAACCTGCGGGCCGTGAAGCCGGTCGCGATTGAGGCCGGTTCGTTCAAGATCGCGGCGGTCATGTCCATGCCGCGGCTCGGGTTTACCGACAATTTCATGAGCGCCCAGCAAGCGCTCAACAGGATGGGGATCGAGGTCAACACGTTCACTGGGGCCTTCTGGGGGCAGTGCCTGGAACGCGGCCTCGAGGACATGATCGCCAAGGGCTACGACTACATCCTGACGATCGACTACGACACCGTGTTCACGGCGCAGAACGTCTCGACGCTGATCCGGTTGATGATCCTCCACCCCGAGGCGGATGCGATCGCCCCGCTGCAGTCGGCGCGCGGCTGGTCGTCGCCGCTGATGACGATCAAGTTGCCCGATGGCATGGACCCGAACGCGGTCCCGCGGAACTTCTTCGACGGCGACCTGACACAATTGAAGACCGGGCACTTCGGACTGACGCTGTTGCGCGTCTCGGCGCTCAAGGATCTGCCCAAGCCGTGGTTCTGGTCGAAGCCGGCGCCCGACGGCAGCTGGGCGGATGGTCGGGTCGACGATGACATTTACTTTTGGCGCCAGTGGGAAGCCGCCGGCAAAACGCTGTTCAACGCCAACCGCGTGGTCGTCGGGCATCTCGAGCTGATGATCAAGTGGCCGGGCCGCGACCTCAACACGCATCACCAGCGCGCCGCCGAGTTCTGGCGCGAAGGACCGACGAAAGGAATCTGGCGATGAGAGTGGAAGTCCTGCAGGCCCGCGCGCCGCTCGGCCACAAGCGGGTTGGCGACATCATCGAAAACATGCCGCCTGGGCTGGCAAGCGATCTCATCCGCCGCGGCATCGTGCGCGACACTGGCAAGTCCATCGAGGCGCCGGTCAATCGCATGCTGACGACACAGGTTCGCAAAGGACGGCGCTAAGTGCTCACCCCCATCCGCACCGTTGCACCGACGGAATTGCCGGTATCGCGCGCAGAGGCCAAGGCGCAGCTGCAGATCGACTCCGGCAATACCGACTGGGACACGTTGATTGACGGCTATCTCAATGCCGCGACCGCGTATCTCGACGGCTGGACCGGCATTCTCGGTCGGTGCCTCGTGACGCAGACGTGGGAAGCGCGCTTCGAGTGCTTCGATGAAGACTTCGATCTGCCGTTCCCCGACGTATCGTCGGTCGTGGTCAAGTATTACGACACGGCCAACACGCTGCAGACTTACAGCTCAAGCTATTACCAGCTGATCCAGGAGGACGGCGGGTCGGAGGTGAACATCTATCCGACCTCGCCGCTGCCAGGCATCACGCTCCAGCGCGAGGACGCGGTGGTGATCACGATGGTGGCCGGATATGGCGCCGCTTCTGCGGTGCCTTCGGCCATCAAGCAGGCGATCCTGATGATGGTGGCGCACTGGTTCACCAACCGCGAGACGGTCGCGGTCGGCGAAACGGCCGTCGACATGCCGTTCGCGGCCAAGGCGCTGCTCGCTCCCTATCGTCGCCTTGGGGTCATGTGATGGACTTCAAAGCTGGCAAGCTCGACCAGCGCGTGACGCTGCAGCGCGGCACGACGTCGACGAACGGCTACGGCGAGGAAATCCCGTCGTGGGCCGACCTCGACACCGTCTGGGCGAGCTGGCGGCGCGCATCGGCGCGGGAAACGCTGGCGGCGGCGGAACTGAGCGCCGTGGTTTCGGATGTGTTCGAGGTGCGGCGGTCGTCATCGATCAGCGACCTTGGGCCGAAGGATCGCATCGTGTGGGACGGGCGGACCTACGACATCGTCGATGTCACGCCGCTGGCCCGGTATGGGCTACGCATCGGCGCCGTGGCGCGGGGCGAGTAAATGGTCGCGGCGGTGACTGTGAAGGTCGAGGGCCTTGCGGAACTCGACGCGGCCTTCGGCGAAATGAGGAAGGCGACGGCGCGCAACGTGATGCGCCGAGCGCTGATCGCGGCGGCGCAGCCGATGGTCGACATGGCCTCGCGGTTGGCGCCGGACGATCCCAAGACGGGGCCGCCGGACCTGCATTCGACGATCATCGCGTCAAGCCGGGTGCGGAACACCATCGGCAATGCCGAGTTCTCGGCGGTGCTCAGCGGCGGCGGATCGCGGGCAGAGGCACGGGCCGCGTTGATCGATGCGCGCCGGGCAGCGGGCGAGGGCAGCTTCGCCGAGGCCTATGTCGGGCCGAAGGCGGGCAGCAAGCGTAACGCCATCAAGGCGGTCGTGCAGGAATTCGGGTCGGTGAAGCAGGCGGCCCAGCCCTATATGCGGCCCGCGTGGGAAGCGACGAAGGGCGCCGTCCTCGACGGGATCAAGGGCTCGCTCCGAACCGAGATCGACAAGGCGGCAAAGCGGGCAGCGGCACGAGCGCTGCGACTAGCGGCGAAGGGCTGACGATGGAAACCGATCTGCGCACGCTGATCCTGTCGGCCTCGGCAGTGACAGCCCTCGTCGGCCAGCATGTGACATGGGGCGCGCGACCGCAGGCGGTGACGCAGCCGGACATCGTGCTCGTCAACGTGTCGCAGACGACCGATTATCACCTGCAGGGCGAGAGCGGGCTCGATAGCTCGCTGATCCAGATGGACATCCGCTCATCGGACTCGATGGCAAACGCGATGGCGATCCGCGACGCGGTGCGCGCGGTGCTCTCGGGCTACAAGGGCGTCGTCGGCACAACGACATTCTACGGGATTTTCCTCCGCCAGGTTCGGCAACGGGTCGAGCAGGCCGAAGGCGGGGGCATGGCGTACCTGATCCAGATGGATTGGGACATTCAGAGCCGCGACGCGGACTAGTCCAGCAACTCAACACAGGAGGCCGCGATGGCGGACCTTACGATCACCGCGGCCAGCGTGGTGAAAGGCGCGGGTGCGCGCATCGACCGCAACGGATATGCCGGCGAGACGATCACCGCCGGGATGCCGGTCTACAAGGCATCGACCGGCTTCTGGATGAAGGCCGACTCCAACTCAGCCACGGCGCTGGCCCGAACCGCGATCGGCATCGCCCTCAATGGCGCGTCGCAATACCAGCCCATCGACGTGCAGACCGAAGGCGAGATCACCATCGGCGCGACGCTGACGGCGAACACGACCTATTACCTCTCGGACACCGCGGGCGGCATCTGCCCGCTCGCCGACGTCGGCAGCGGCGAATACACCGAGATCATCGGCGTGGCAAAGAGCACCACGGTCATGCTGCTCGTCCTCAAGGCGACCGGCGTCGCCAACTAACCCCTGAGACAGGAGACGGAACATGGCCTCGGCAGCACGCATCGGCTACAACACCATCCTCAAGAAAGGCGACGGCGGATCGCCTGAGGCCTTCACGGACTATGGCTGGGAGATCACCAGCCTCGACGGCATTGGCTTCTCCCGCGAAGCGATCGACGCCACGCATCTGCAGTCGGCATCCGGCTATCGCGAGTTCGTCGCCGGGCTCAAAACGATGAGCCCGATCAGCGTCGAGATCCAGTGGGTCGCCTCGAACACGGGCGCGCTGCAGACGCTGATCGAGGCCACGTCGCCGCTCGGCAACTGGCAGGCGCTGTTCCCCGACAACTCGACGGTCACGTTCTCCGCGCTGATCACCAGCTTCAAGTTGGGGGCGGTCACCCCGGATGGCAAGCTGACCGCGACGGTGGAACTCACCCCGTCCGGCGCGCCGACCTGGGCGTAACGCATGGGCGCGAACAAGGAACGGGGCGAGGTCGCCGTCCAGATCGGCAAGCAGAGCTTCACGCTGTGCTTTTCGACCAATGCGATTGCGGAGATCGAGCAGGTCGGCGACGCCAGCATCATGGTCCTTATGGCGCAGTACGTCACCGAGGGCAGGGCTTCAACCACGCGGCTGATGCTCTGGGGCGCGCTGCGCAAGTTCCATCCCGAGATCAGCCTGCTCGATGCCGGCGACATGCTGGACGATTGCACGCACGAGGACGGAAAGTCGGTCGGGGAGGCGATCGGGGAAGCGATCCGATTTCGCCTGGCCGCCCTCGGATACATCAAAGACGACGGGGAAGCCGCCCTCGACGGCTGACGCGCTCGTCGAGTTCATCGCTGCCGGGTTCTCTGAAGACCTGTTCTGGTCGCTGACGCCTCGTCAGGTCTGGCGGCATATGCTGGCGGCCCGGAAGCGGGACGCACGGGCGCACAATGAACTGATGACGGCGCACTATCTCGGCGCGCTGTTGCCGCACATGAAGAACCGTCCGCCGCTCAAGAAGCTGCTGGTCGATCCCGAACAGGGACCGCGCCAGAAGCAGGACTGGCGCGCGATCAAGGCCGCGTTTCAGGTGGCGCTTTCGGGAGACTGACGGATGGCAGGCGGATCGCTGATCGGCTCTCTGCGCGTCGCGCTCGGGCTGGATTCGGCCCAGTTCACGACGGGGCTGGCGAAGGCCAAGGGCGAGATCGGCGGCTTCTCCAATGCGGCGAAGATCGGCTTTGCGGCTGTGGGCGCCGCTGCGATTGCGGCGGGCGCGGCGCTCGGTGTCGCGGTCAAGCGCTCGCTCGATCATGCGGACGCGCTGGGCAAGGCGGCGCAGAAGGCCGGCGTCTCGGTCGAGGCGCTGAGCCGGCTGGAATATGCCGCACGCCTGTCCGACGTCTCGATGGAAGGCCTCACCGGCTCGCTGACCAAGCTTGGCAAGGCGATGGTGGATGCCACCGTCGACAAGGGCGGGCAGGCGTCCATCGCCTTCAGGGCGCTCGGCATCGATGTGCGCGACGCCTCTGGCAACATCCGCGACACGAATGCGGTGTTCCTCGACATCGCCGACCGGTTCGGGCGGATGCAGGACGGCGCGACCAAGTCGACGCTGGCCATGCAACTGTTCGGCAAGAGCGGCGCCGAGCTGATCCCGCTGCTCAACAGCGGACGCGACGGGCTCAAGGGCATGGCCGACGAGTCCGACCGGGTGGGCTTCACGCTCAAGACCTCCACGGGGGCGGCTGCGGAGGCCGTCAACGACAGTTTCACGCGGCTGGGGCTCGCCTTCGAGGGAGTCAGCAATCGCGTCACAGAGGCGGCTCTGCCGTCGCTTAAGAACCTCACCGACATCCTCAGTTCCTCGACGTTCCTTGACGCTGCCGCTGTGATCGGCGGGACGCTGGTGCACGCGGTGGCGCTGCTCGCCGAGGCGTTCAAGAACGCGGCTGAGGAAGCCCGTGTCATGGGCAACATCCTCAAGAATATCCCGGTGCTCGGGCTCAATACCGGCATCAATATCGGCGGGCTGCAGATCGGTCCCGGCGAGACCAAGCCGACCGGCGGAGCATTCAAAGGCGGATGGGGCTCGGACGGCTTTGCGCCGCCACCCGCTCAAGTCACGGTTCACGGCGGGAGCACGTCTTCTACTCCGTTCGTTCCCGGCGATATTGCCGCGCTCGGCGATGCGGCCAAGTCGGCAAACCAGTTCATCGATCCGTTCCAGGCGCGAATGCAGGAACTCGCGCCGGTCCTCGACGATCTGCACAATCCCATGTCGACCATGAAGGACGACCTGACCGACCTTGAAACCATGTTCAAGTCGGGCCGCATCACGGCAGAGGTCTACGGGCAGGCGGTGCAGCGGACCTATGCCAATGTCGCGGCATCGGCGCTCGATATGGCCTCGGGCATCACGGGCGCGCTCGCTTCGATGTTCAAGGACAACAAGGCGTTTGCGGTCGCGAATGCCGTCGTGCAAACGCTCAGCGGCGTCGCCAATGCCATCGGCAGCGGCCCGCCGCCGTGGAACTTCATCAATGCCGGCATCGCGGCGGCGAGCGGCGCGGCGAACGTCGCCAACATCCTCTCGACCTCCGAGACCTCGACCAGCGTGCCGGGAACATCAGCGGCGACGGCCTCGAGCACGGCAGCGGCAGCAGCGCCACGGCAGGCGGTCAACATCAGCCTGCAGGGCGGCCAGTTCTTCTCGCGCGGGCAGGTCGAGCAACTGCTCGACAGCATGGCCGAAGCGATGGGCGACGGCGCTGGCGGGCGCCTCATCAACGTCATCACGGGCTGAACCATGATCGTTATTGCCGATGCCCTTGCCCTGACGCTGATCGGGACGACCGAAGCCGACTATCCGGTGATCGGATGGGACAATCTCGTCACCTCGAGCAGCATTGCGGCGACCGCAGAGGACGCCGACTATCCGGCGCGCAACCTCGCCAACCCAGCCACCAACCAGCTTTGGAAAGGGACAGGCACCGGCACGCAATATTTGACGGTGACGATGGGTGCGGGCGTGCCTGTGTCCTTCGTCGGGATCGCGCGGCACAATTTCGGAACCATCGGCGCGACGATCACCATTCAGTACGACCCAGGGACCGGCAGCTGGGCCACGCTCGCGGGCCCGCAGATCCCCGGCGATGATCGCCCGCTGCTGTTCATCAGCGATGAGACGGTCGCGACCGGCGTGCGGGTGAAGATCGAGAACGCGACGGCCATTCCGCAGGCGGCGGTGCTGTCGGTGGGGCTGGCGCTGAGGATGCAGCGCGGCGTGCAGGCGGGCGTGATGCCATTTCCGCATGGCCGGTCGCGGGAGTTCGTCAACGGCGCAGCGCAGAACGGCGATTATCTCGGCGACATCCAGATCCGCGAACGGCTCAACGGCTCGATGCTGTTCAAGGCGCTCGACGCCGATTGGTATCGGCAGAACGTGCAGGACTTCGTCGACGTGGCAAGGACGCCGTTCTTCGTGGCGTGGATGCCCGCATCCTATCCGACCGAGTGTGCCTATGCCTGGTGCACGGAAGACCCGCAGCCGGGCTTTGCCTATGGCGTGCCGGACTATCTCGACCTGACGCTGAAGATGGAAGGGCTGGCGCTGTGAGCATCTTCCATGACGGCTGCACCGCAGGTCCGCTCTCGGGCTGGCTCAACGGCATGATCGCCGGGTGCTGCGATGCGCACGATCTTGCGCTCGATCACTCGACGGACTGGCAGACGTTCGTCGACGCCAACTGGCAGCTCTACCAGTGCGTGGCGCATGTCTCGCCCGCTCTCGCTGCCGGCGTATTCTTGGCGGTCGCCGGGCCAATCGGTTGGGTGCTCTACAAGTTCGGGCCGAAGGCTAAGCAGTGACCCGTCAGGCTATCCGCTACGTCGAGATCGATGTCCCGGTCTGCGCTAACACATATGGCGTCGCGCCGTGCACGGCCTCGGTGCCGACCACGGGCGCGGACAAATGCTATAATTGTGTCTCGACGTGCCAGTCATCTGCCAACTATTCCGACACGAGCGAGACCGTCCGTTTCGCCGAGGCGACCGGGTTCAACCCCGACGACATCGAGGCGCATCCGATCATTGAGTCGGTGAGCTTCACGCCGGGCCGCATCTCGCTCGGGCAGGATCTCGGGCAGCGCTCGTCGGTGTCGGTGACGTTCCGCGACTACCGGCATTCGGATGCGGGGCCGGGGCTCGATCCTTACCACGCCAGCCGGTCCTATGATCCCTACGCTCAGGGCACGTTCTGGGGCCGCTGGAAGGCCCGCCAGCCCTACATCAAGGGCAGCGAGCTTCGGCTGCTCACCGGCTTTGTCGGCGATGCTCTGGCCGACATGGAAACCCGCACCTTCATCGTCGAGTCCTTCAACGGACCGGGAATGGATGGGCGCTACACCATCACGGCGAAAGACCCGCTGAAGTTGCTCGACGGCGACCAGGCGCAGGCCCCTGCGCTCTCGGCCGGCTATCTCTCTGGCTCGCTGACGACATCAACGACGAGCGCCACGCTCCTTCCGGTGGGCATCGGCAATTCGGAATATCCGGCCTCGGGCTATGCGGCCATCGGCGGCAAGGAGATCGTGAGCTTCACCCGCTCGGGCGACGTGCTGACGATCACCCGCGCCCAGTACAACACGACGGCAATCGCGCATTCGGCGAATGATCGTGTGCAGGTATGCGCGGTGTGGACGGCGCAAGACCCTGCCGACATCATCGACGATCTGACGACGACCTATGGGTCGGTGCCATCGGGCTACATTCCGATTGCCGACTGGCAGGCCGAGACCGACGCCTATCTCGGGCAGGTCTACACCGGCATCGTCGCCGAGCCGACCAGCGTCAAGACCCTGATCGGCGAATTAGCATTGCAGGCCGGCCTCGCCATCTGGTGGGACGATCTCACCGCTCAAATCCGCCTGCAGGTGCTGCGCGCCATCTCGACCGATGCCGAGCTCTTCGACGATGCCTCGGACAAGCTCGGCGGCACGCTGCAGATCACCGAGCAGCCCGATCAGCGGGTGTCGCAGGTGTGGACCTACTTCGCCCAGCGCAACCCGCTGGACGGGCAGGAGGACGGCAACAATTATCGCTCGGTCGACGTGCTCGTCGATGGGCCAGCCGAGATCAACTACGGCACCCCGGCGCTGCAGAAGATCTATAGCCGGTGGATTCCGGTCGGCGGACGCGCGGTCGCGACCAAGCTCAACGCGCTGCAGCTGGGGCGCTTCGTTGCCGCGCCGCGCAAGTTCAATTTCGACGTGTTCCGGCGCGACGGGCGCGACCCGGTGCGGCTCGGCGGCGGCTACCAGATCAAGGCCTATCCATTGCAGGAGGCCGATGGCACGGCAGAGACAGTGCCGGTGCAGGTGACGCGGCTGATCCCGGAGAAAGATCGCTGGTCGGTCGAGGCCGAGGAAGTCCAGTTCACCAACTATTCGGGTTCGATCACCAACAAGACGGTGATCTACGACGCCGACGTCAATGCCCGGAACGGCTACGACGATTGCTACAATCTGTACGGCGCGCCGGCGCACGGCGACACCGTCAACTTCATCATCAATGCCGGCGTCAAGCTGGGCTCGACCGGCACGTCGGTCGCGTCATTCAATCTCGGATCGTCCTGGCCGACGATCACCCGCTCGGGCAACCGGACGGCTAGCTCGCCGATCATCACGGGGCTATCGAGCACCACCGAATTCCGCGCCGGGCAGTTCATCACCGGCGCCGGCATTCCGGCGCAGACCAAAATCCAGAGCGTCGATAGCGGATCGCAGATCACGCTCGATAAGAACGCGACGAGCGGCGCGGCGACATCGACCTCGCTGACGATCTACACCGTCATCATCAACATCACGCTGAACGGCACGGTGGACGGTGCCGGCGGTAAGGGCGGACAGGGCCGGTCGGAGTCGAGCGGCTATATCTCGCCCACGGTCGGCGAGGCGGGCGGAACGGCGATCTATGCCCGCTACTTCGCAAACCTGATTTTTGGCGCTCTTGCGAAGCTCCGCGGCGGCGGTGGTGGCGGCGGTGGATCGGCAACCGGCGACGGCTCCGATCTCGTCGGCGGCGGCGGTGGTGGCGGTGCAGGCGTTCCGCCCGGTGCAGGTGGCCCATCAGGCACGGGCACACAGACCGCAGAGGCGGGCAGCGCAGGCACGGCAGAGACCGGCGGGATTGGTGGGCGCAGCTGGACCAAGGACGTGCCCTGGGCCTTTGCCGGACTCGACGGCGCGCATCGCGGCGGCACGGGCGGCAACATCGGGGTCGCCGGATCGAAGGGCGCCAATCAGGCCAGCCACACGGGCGCCAGCGGCGGCGCGGTCGGCAGCGCCATCGATGGCGTCAGCTACATCAAGAGCAGCGGCACACCGGCCAGCCTTCTCGGCGGACAGGTCAACTAAAGGACATCGCGAATGGCAACCTATGGCCGCTGGAACCGCACCATCCAAGATGGGGCGGGAAACGTGCTCAATGCAAAGGTGTGGGTCTACCGCGAGAGCGATGGGCTGCCCGCGACCATCTATGATGATCGTGCGGGGGCGACGCCGAAAGCAAACCCATTTACCCTGAGTAGTTCGGACCAGGGACTGGCGTTCTTCCACGCCGCCGGCGGGGCCTACAAGGTCGTCGCGACCTATGGCAGCTATACGCAGACCTGGCGCTACGAGCCGGTCGGCACCGGCGCCGAGTTCGACTTGACGAGCTTCCCGGCCGTGACTCCTGCAGCCAGTTCCACACCGGCCAGCCTTGTGTTGCCAGAGGCGACCTCAAACGGGACTGACACGGTCACGATTTCGGCTCCTGCGTCGTTGTCGGCAAACCGTGCTTTCAGCCTACCTGATGCAGATGTCACCTTCGGCGCAACCGGACTATCCTTGCTCGCGGCGGCGTCCGTCACTGCTGCGCTTGCCATTCTGTTCCCCGGCGCTGGCGGGACTATCACGACGGACTCGCTACTGATCACCAGTTCATCGACTGGCTCGGCGGGCCACAGCCTGCCCACCCTTGCGCTCCGCAGCAATGACCAGGTCACGCGCGACGGTGCTGGGGGCTTCATCCGATTCCAGGGCTACAACAGCTCGAACGTGTTGCGGGATGCCCTGCAACTGAATGGTGGCCTCATTGATGCGACAGCGGGATCGGAGCAGGGCGACCTCGACATCAACATCTATCGGAACGGGGCCAACAAAGTCCTCGCGATCCGCGGAGACTGGTCGGCCTTTGCTCCGGGCGATGCCAATATGTGGGGGCTGGGGAAGACCGGCAATGAATGGTCGGGGATCTATGCCTATTCGGCGCTTATTGGCGCGGCGGCCGCTACGCCGTCGACCACGATGCTGCAGGTACTTGCTGCCGGGAACGCGTCACTTGGTTTCAGCGTCTATAACAATTCGACGGGTGCCGCTGCCCTTGCGCAGTTCGACATCAAGACTGGGACGGCCAACACCTCGATCAACTTCAACGTGCAGAACAACTCAGGCGCGCCGCTGGCGCAGCTGAAGATGGGTTCGGCGGTTGCCAACTTCTACTTCGACACCGAGGTCTTTCACTTCCGCAACGCAGCTGGCGGCACCGAGTACCTGCAGCTCGATAGCACAGCACTCAACATCAAGACCGGCGTTCTCAAGATGGCGGGAACGCAGATCGCCACTACTCGCCGCACTGGCTGGACCGTCGCCACCGGCACGCCCTCTCGGGCGACGTTTGCAACGGGCAGCGTCACCCTCGCAACCCTGGCCGGCGTCGTGATGGCGCTCGAACAAGACCTCATTACTCATGGCCTCATCGGCACATAAGGAAAGGACCGACTGTTGAAGACCATTGCACTCCCTGCCGCCACCGAGCACCAGCCGCGCGCCATCATCAAGATGGTGGCCGAAACGCCGTCCCGCGATGGCGGGCAGCCCGTTCCCATCACCATTGGCGAGATGCGGCAGCGCATTCGCATCCTCGACGCGCTCGACGAATCCGGCGACACGCTCACGCTTGAGGATGCCGACTACGACCGGCTTGTTGCGCTGTTTGACCTGTTCCCGTTCGGCATGGCGCATCGCGATATCCTCGCGCTGGCAGATGCTATTGCCGGAGCGAAATAGAGGCGCGTTCCGACCGGGGCTTTGAAAGGAAAGCATCATGATTGAACCCAGCTGGCTCACCCGAGCCCGGCACTTCATCGGCATGGCCGAATTGCCGGGCGTCAAGAACTCGCCCGAACTGATGGCCGTGCTCGATTGGGCCGACGGCAAGCAGGACGGCAAGACGCTCGGCGCGCAGAATGACGATGAGGCCTACTGCGCCAAGGGCGTCTGCGCCGTGCTCGAGCTCGAGCAGATCCGCTCGACCCGCTCGCCGGCCGCACGATCATTCCAGAAGTGGGGGCAGACGCTCGCCGGCCCCGCGCTCGGCGCCGTTGTCGTCTTCTGGCGCAAGAGTGTCGATGGCCCGTTTGGGCATGTCGGCTTCGTCGCCGGCCGGGACAGCAGCGGCAATGTGATGTGCCTCGGCTTCAACCAGTCCGACAGCATCAACATTCGAGCCTTCCCGATGGCCCGCGTGCTTTCGTTCCGCTGGCCGCCCGGCCTCGCCAAGCCGAAGACCGGCTTCGCCACGCTGCCGCTGCTCAAGAGCGACGGCACGGTCTCGACCAACGAGGCCTGATTTCCCGCGCCCGGCGGTTCCGGGCAACACACCAAGGAGACTACTAGGATGTCCTGGTCGTACCAGAAGGCAGGCCGCGCCTCGAAGCTGGCCGAGATCGTCAAGCAGCAGGTGATCGCCACTCAGGGGTGCCCGAAAGGCAGCGCTGAAGAGGCCGCCAAGAACCAGCTCGGCGAAGTCCTCGAAACGCTCTGCAAGAGCTTTGCCGAGGATCGCGTTGTCAAGATCAGCGCCAGTGGCTCGGCATGGACCGAAGGCGACAAAGCGCGCTCGCAGCACCTCAAAGTCGAGTTTGAAACGCTCGGCGACTTCGTCGAGTAATGAGCGACGTTCTCGACGCCCTCGAATCGGCGGCCGAGGCAGGTGACGAACGCATCACGCGCGACTCCGTATCGGGGCCGCGCGTGAGCAGCAACCGGCGCACCGCCGCCGTCAAGAACATCATCCTTCGCTTCCTCGAGAACTGTCCCGAGGACCTCACCGTGAACGAAGTCAGGCAAGAGCTCGAACGCTCCGACTGACGCGCGCCGGGCGCATTCCCGGCTCAATCGAAAGGACATCCTCATGGATGAAGTCAAAGGCCTCCTGGCCTCCAAAGGCGTTTGGGGCGGCGTGATCGCCTTCCTCGGCGCGCTCGCCGCGATCTTCCATATCGACTTCGGCGCCGCCGATCAGGCCGCGACCCTCGATGCCGTCTGGCAGATCGTGAGCGCTGCCGGTGCGCTGCTCGCCATCTGGGGCCGCATCACCGCCAAGAAGCGCATCGGATGAAGATCGGCACGATCCTCGCCATCCTGCAGGCGCTTGCGGATCTCGTGCGGTACATCGCCGGGATTCGCAAGCAGCAGGCGGTCGACACCGTCGAGACCGAACGCGGCAAGGCGGCAGCGGCCGACGACGCCGAACTCAAGCGAGAGGTCGACAAATGGACCGCGCCCTGATCGTCGCGGCCCTCTGCCTCGCGCTCGCCGGCTGCGCGCGGATGCCATCGATCGACTGGACGCTGGGCCAGCATCTGCCCTGCAACGCCGGGCCGATTGTCCTCGACAAGGCGGACCAACTCAGCCGGCACACCGCCGAGCAGATCGTCGCGCTGAATGAGGCGGGCGCGCGGCTCTGCGACTGGAAGCCGCCAGCGAAATAGTAACGGCCGGACGCTGCCCGGCCCTTTCCACCCGCGTCGATTGCAACTCACGGGCTTGGGGCTCTGTTTTATGGATAAGAACGATCTCTCGTTCTGGGCAGCGATGCTCGGTGCCGCAATTCTCCGCGTCGCAACTTCGCCGGTCCATTCGTTCTGGCGCGCGCTGCTCATGCTGGGGACGTCCATCTTCATTGCATGGCTGCTCACCGACGCCGTCATCGACTGGCTTCACCTCAACGCCGCGGTCTACCGCACGCCGATGGCCGGCCTGATCGCGCTCACCGCCGACGGGCTCGTCCGCGCCGTCATGCGCGCCGCCAAAGACCCGCTCGGAACATTCCTCGCCGTCACCGGCCGCAAGAAAGAGGACTGATCACCATGCAGCGTCACAATCAGGTCTGGGGGATGCTCATCATTCTCGGGTGGGTGGCCGTCATCTGCGCCGCAGAGTGGGAGCGGCAACACGGCTTCGATTGGCGCGAGGCATGGTCCGCCGCCAAGCTCGAGGCCATCCGTTGGCCTGGCGGGCATTCCTCGCCCTCGTGGCCGGGGCGATAATCATCGCGGGCGCGCTCGCCTTCATGCTGCCGCGTCCTCCGGTAGAGCAAACTTCCCTTTCCATGTCCGCCACGCTTCCGTGACGGCGCCCGTGCCGGGGAACATATCGTCCAGTTCGTCATCTGGTCGGGCGGCGACCATTTCAAAAGCCCAATGGCATACCGCCTCGGGTTTCGCGCCGGTCAGCCCGCGCCGAAGCGTGATTGAGCACTCGATCCAGTCGCGCATGACAAGGCGCTTGCTGACGACCGGCTTGCGAGCGGGCTTTACAATCACCGACTCCCATGCATAGGCGACCGGGACGTTGCGCTTGAAGGCGGCAAAGCCTTTGGTCCAATACATCCACCGAGCGCCGGGGACCGCTGCCACCAGAGGCGCCAGCGTGGCCATGCTCAGCGGGGTCGCAGCTGCGTGCAGCACCCATCCGTCATAGTCGCGCTCCAGACGTTCAATGAGGGCTGCATGGTCTACTTCCCCGGCATAGTCGGGGTGATCCTTGTAAAGATGCGCACATCCAATGTACGGCGGGTCTGCGTATCCGATCCTCACTCCCCCATCTCCTTCCCCGCCTTGCCGAGGGCGATCAGCGGCCAGTCACTCGTCATAGCTATGCTCCGTAGTATGAATGCGGGACGGTTACGGATGCACCCACTTGATCGCCAGCCTACCCGCCCAATAGACAGGCCAGAGTGCCCCGCTGACGACCGCCCCGACTGGGCGATCAGTAGTCTCGAAACAGTCGTGCTGCTTTCCATTGTCGACGTAGCAGCGATTGTTCGGCGGAGTGGTGTTATAGTACCATCCGAAGGTCGCGAACCCGGCAATGACGTACGCGGCGAACACGTGGCTAAACGGCAACTTCATTCAAATTCTCCTGTCTGGTTATGTGCGAGCTTGCGACCCATCGGGCGCTTAGGCCACTGGGTCTTGCGGTTGAGGATCGGTGCGCGGTCGGCCTTCGGCTTGCGAGGCTTCACGGCGCGCTCTGTGAAGAGCTTTGCCGGGTCTTCAGTGACGAACAGCAGCCCGATCTCACGGCGCCGCTCTAGGGTCTCCTGAAGCCCGCGCAGGGCATAGAACAGCCAATCGGCTTCCGAGATGAGTTCGCCACCAGGCATTGGCGCGCGGCGGTCCATGACATCGTGGCAGCGCAGGCAACCGTCAGCCACCGACAGGTCGCTGGCCTTGATGCCGCGACCCGCATGGTGGTCCTTCAGATGGCACGGCACGACCGTCTCGCGCTCATCGCGGCAGACGCCGCTAATGCGAAAGGTGCACGGTGCGCCGCGCGATCCGGCAAGGTATCTCTGAGAGCGGAGGGCGGTCATGCCGCGTTCCGCAGTTCGGTCGGGTCGGCGCCGATCAGATCCCCGACCCAGCGCAGCACGGCCTCCTTGCTCGCTTGAAACTTCGCCTTGTCCATCGATCGATGATCCTGGCTCATCGCGTGCCAAACGGTGACGATCGACCCCGTGACCTCGACAATCTGATAGGTGTCATAGGGGCGGATCACCGCGGCGAGCCGTTCGGCCTCTGCCGCCGATTTCGCGACGTGCTGGACCTTGGTCGCGTAGCCGGCGCGGATCAGCGCGACCTTGCGAAGGTGCTCAGGGCTTGGATAGACCGATGCGAGCCCGTCCGGCAGGCTTTCCCACGCTGCCTTGATGCATGCGAAGTAGTGGGCGTGCGTCTGCTGCGAGCGGACGTGCAACTCGTCCAGCGTGTAGGTTTCGCCGACCACGAACCGCTTGTCGGCTTCGCGCGCCCAATAGCGGGTGGCGGGGCGCATGGCCTCGCCGTCCCACTGATACCGGAGAGGGAAAGCATCGGCCATCAGCCGGCCCTCATCATCGGCGTAAAGTCCTTGAGGCATTCGCCGTAGGTGTCCTGCAGGCGCTCGCGCTGTGCGCCCTTGGCGTGGTCGCAGAGTGACCACCAGACGGCGACGAGCTCGTCCTTGCTCTCGGCCTTGCGCATCGCGGCGTGGGCTTCTGTCTCTTCGGAATCGGTCATGCTGCTTCGTCCCGTTCCATGCGGTCAAACTGGTCGGTCGGATCGACGGGGCCGCCCATGTCGCCGGGGAAGCTGTCATCATCTTGCGTCAACGCCAATTCGCGCTGATCGCGTTCGGCCTTGAGCGCGCTCTGGAGGTTCGAGGGCAGCGCACGGGCGGCGTCGAGGACGTTGCCCTGCGACCAGAACTTGTCGAATGCAGCCTTATCGGCCAGCCTCTTGTTGGCGGCAGACAGCCGGTCAAACATCGCCTGATGATCGACGTTCGCGGGCGCAGGCTGGGTCTGAGACTGCGGTGCCGGTTCGCTCGGCTCGTTCGATGTCTGCGCCATTTCGTCGGACGTGTAGAGCCCCGACAACTCCTGCGGGAATGCCTTGCGCAGCGCCAGCGCCTCAGCGCACTTGGCGACCATGACATCGCCCATCGTTCCCCACATGCGGGTGAGGCTGCCGTCCTTGGTGCGTCCGGCATAGCTGTTGAAGCGGGCTACGCCGAAACACGGTTCCGAAAAGTCTGCACGGAGAACGCCGACCTTGGCGGCGACAGGCGGTTCGCTCGACAGCCAGGCATCCGTCCACTGGCCATCGGCGCCGCACCAGAACGGGCCGACCTGACCGGCATATTTGCCGCTCCGCTCAGCGATCAGACGGAAGCCGTCAATGCTTGTCTGCACCGCCATGACCTCGCGCTTCTGCACGCCGTCCCAGCGCTTGATCGCGTAAATCTGACGCGCAAACGGGTCGAGGCCGGTGCGCTTGCACTGGTGGAGGAAGAGCTGCAATTCATCGTCGGTCGCGCCCTTGGCAATGGTGCGCTTGATGAGGTCGATCTGCTCGACATTGAAAGTGGTGACAGGGGCAAGGGCCGTGGCCCGAGCGTCGTTGAGTGCAACAGCGTTTGCCATCACAGAGCCTTCTTTTCTTCGTGGATAATGAAGCCGGGGATCTCACGCTTACCGGCGCGCACATCGTCGGCGGCGAGTTGCTGGACCATCGCGGCGAACTCATCGCGCTTCGCGGCCCAATAGTGCTTGATTGCGGCGTTGAGGTCGGTCAGTTCGGCGCGGTACGTGGTGCGCAGCCCGAGCCCAGTGGTGGCGCGCTTCTCCTGCCGCTTGGCAAAGTCGGCGGCGTCCTTGGCCAGCGCCAGCTTCTCTTCGGCCTCTTCGCGGGCCTCAAGGTTGCCGGCAGACGCGCGCATGGCCTCTTCGGCTTCGCGGCGCAGACGTTCCTCTTCCTCGCGGGCCTTGCGTGCGGCCTCTTCCTTGATGCGGGCCTGTTCAGCCTTGAACGCGGCGCGCGGCCCATTCAGCGCCTCGCGCGCCAGCACCAGCTTGCCCTTCTTGGGCTGGATCAGCGGATTGTATCGATCCTGGATGGCCTGCACCTGCTCATCGAGCGGGGCCTTTTCCTCGACGCGCAAGGCATCGAGGCGCTTGACGACATCCGCAATGGCCTTGTCGAGCTTGTCGAGAGCATCGCACTGTTCCTGCGACTGGATCGGTTCGCCATCGGCCCAGTTCTTGGCCTCGGCATAGAGGTCTTCAGCTTCGAGGCTCAATTCCTCGAAAGGCGTGATGTTGCGAAGCGGCTGAACGGCGTTCATTTCTTCGGTCCTGTGTTGACGTTGTTAGCCGCGATCAGTGCCGCAATCAGAGCGGCGATTGTCGTCGGGGGTCATGGCTCATCACCTTCAGGCGGTGGAGCAAAATGCAGAAGTCCATTGTTGATTTGCTCTTTTTCGCCGTCCGTAAGGCCAACGCCGTTCCACGCCGCAGAACCCCGAACCATGTCGAGCGCTGAACGAAGTTGCTCAACCAGCTCCCAACCTTCATTTGCAAAGGATAGGAGCGCTTGCTCGCGCCCTTGGTTCCAGCCCGACTTCTCGTATTCGCGCATGTTCCACAGGTCAAAATCCTCTGCGGAAAGCGTGAAATTGCTCAGAACGCAATCTGTGTGCGGGTCGTGCTCGGCATATGCCCCGAAGCGGACCATATCGGCGTTGCAGAACGGGCACTGTTTGAGAAAGTCGTCGCTCATGGGACAACCGCGATGAGAAGGCTGGTCGGAAACTCGCCGCGCTTCCACATGTCCTTGCTGCCATCGATCATCTTGAGTACAACCGTCCCAAGGCTTTCGATGTTCGGTGACACGCCGTCGAGGTCGATTTCCGCGCCGCTGTTCAGGTTGATCGTGAGGTCGAAAGAGACGGTGCGCTCTTTCACTTTCGCAACTCGTTTCGTCACTTCTTCGCTCCTGTCTGTACGTTGTTAGCCGCGATCAGTGCCGCAATCAGAGCGGCGATCTGGATGGATTTGCGGGGCTCGTCTGGTTTCACATCGCCACCTTGATGATGAGCAGCGCGACGGCAACAAGGCCAAGGCCAAGCGAGCACCAGAAGTCGGCAGCGTGTTCGCCCGCAGGGGTGTTGAGGAAGAGGATGAAGCGGGTCATATCGCCAACCCGTGCAAAGTGCGGTCGAGTTTGAACAGCGCCAGATCGGCCTCCGCACCAAGCCGCCGCAGAACTTCCGCAGCACGTGCCGCCTGTGCAGACCGCAGCCACCAGCGAACGCCGGGGCGATTGCCCTGCAGCTGGTTCTCACGGGCGACGAGAAGGGCATTGATCCGCGACCGGCGAGCGGCACGGGCAGAACCATGTTCGCGCACCCACTGGCGGGCGCCATCCATGCCGGGCAGGGGCTCAAGCGCCAGCGCGTTCAATTCGGCCGTCAGCCACACAATGCGGCTATCGGCTGCGATCCGTGCAGACAGCGACCGCGAAACGGCGCCGGCAGACATGATCTGCGCAACGGCCTCTGCGATGACGCTCTCGGCAGGGCGGGCAATCGGGGATGCAAGGGCGGCGGTGGGCATCAGAGGTCTCCCGGTTCGATGGGGAGATGAAAGCATATCTTTCATATGCACGCAAGCGAAAAGAAAGACGCGCTTTCCGATTGTTGAAAGCGACGCCGTTATGCGGTTGGAATCAGCGGTTTAGGAAACGCGCCCGCCTAGGACGATGAAGTGAACCGAGACCACGCGAGAGTGCGGAAAGCGCAGCTCTTTGGGTGGATTGAACTGCTCTAGGACCAGCTCGGCATCGGTGTGGCGCACGAAACGCTTGATATAGGCGTAGGGGATGCCGTCTTCTTCGCCGTTGGAAATCTGGGCAACCACAAAGTCGCCGCGACGAGGGCGCTTGAGGGGGTCAACAAATACTGTTTCGCCGTCGAAGTAGCGCGGCTCCATGCTCTCGCCGGCACAAGTCACAGCATACGCACCACGCGCAACACTCAAACCAGGCGGCGCTAGAATTTGATCTAGCTTATTGCCGTTCAAAGGAAATTCCCCATCTTCTCCACCGACCGCATGGCCGTAGAGGGGGATATACTCGCCGCCATGCGCTATTTTGTCACGGACAATTGCGTTGGGTATTTCTACGACATTCGACGCAACTGGGGTTTCCATCGCGCCGCGCCCGGTCGCCAGCCACTCGAACGCGACCCCGAAAGCTTCAGCGATCTGGCGCATATTTTCGGCTTTGACGCCGCCGCCCAGTTCCCAGTTTCCCACAGCCCCGCGCGTGACCGCGAGCTTCTTGGCAAAGGCAACCTGGCTCAGCCCCGCCCTCTCGCGGACCGAGCGGACACGGGCTGCAATCTCGTCGTCTGTCGCCATTCCCGCAAGATAGTCAGCGGGGCTGTCATTAGCGTCGAAAGACATGCTTGCATCGTTCGGAAAGATATGCTTTCAATAGGGGCATGACCAAAGCAGAAGCAGCACTCGATCTCGTCAAGGCCAAGCTCGGCGGCAACGCTGGCGTGGCGTCGAAGCTTGGCGCGATCACGCCGCAGGCCGTTTCGCAGTGGAAGCTGGTGCCGGTGCGCCGCGTCCTCGAATTGGAGCGGCTGAGCGGTGTGAGCCGCCACGATCTTCGCCCCGACATTTTCGGCCCCGCGCCGAAGGCGGTCGCATGAGCCCGTACCCGTCCAACTCCGACAGCGTAGCGCAGGACCAGATCAAGGCGTTCGTCGAGCGCATCCTCCGCATGCGTGAAGAAGCCAAGGCGATCAATGACGACATCCGCGAAATCTACGCAGAGGCGAAACAGACCGGCTTCGACAAGACCGTCCTCGGCAAGCTGGTCCTTTACGTCGAGAAGCGCCAGACGGACGCTGCGGCGGTAGCCGAGAGCGAATCGCTGTTCGACCTTTACCTCGCGGCTTGGGAAGGCCGTGAAGAGCCCTCGCGTGTGCATGCGCGTGAGGGGCAGGAGTGGCAGCCTCCTGCAATGGCCTCGATCGGCGACCAGAAGGACGCATTCCGAGAAGGGCGACCGATAAGCCAAGACCGCCGGTTCGAGCATGCGAGTGTCTATTTCATCGCGTTCCCTGAAACCGGCCGCATCAAGGTTGGCGTTTCGAACGATGGTGAATGGTTCCGCGACGGTCCCGAGGTCCGCGCGGCAATCGCTACGCACGTGCATGAGAAATCCCATCCCGTAGCGAACGTCGGGGAGGGGGCGAGCGGCGCGGATGCTGCCGCCTCTGACGATCCGGCTAGTAGGGAAGCCGATGATGCTGATCGCCAGCAGCTCGCGGCTTCCGGCTTTACTGGCGGCGCGGCAGTCGCCTCGCAAAAGACGCTTCCGGACGCTGATGGGCCGGAGCGTGAGGCGACTGCCGCAAATTTCCAGGCGGACCCGGATAAGTCGGCAGAGGTCGAGACTTCTGCCGCTCCGGTCGCGCCGGGCAAGCGCCGCTGGAACTTCACCGATAAGGCTCATCCCGACTGCCTCAATCCCGAGCAGTGCGGCGGGTTCTCCAATCACGGGCTCTGCGAGCGCTGCAAGGCCGCAGCCTAACCACAAGGATAGAACATGACTCGTCACCGTAAGGGACTGAAACCACTTTCGCAGACGGGCTTGCACCGCGCTCCGAAAAACCCTCGACAGCGCCAGTTTGCCGAAGGCGGCGCCAAGACGAAGGGCACTGTCCTTGAGGCGTTCAACCAGCGGCAAGACGATCGCCAGCTTCACCCAACGAAGGGCTTCCGCGAACTCAGCGTGAAGCGTGGCCGCGCGCAATTGCTCATCTCCGAAATCATGCAGGGCTTTGGCCGGCCGCTTCACCTGCAGCGTCGTTTCTTGGTGGAGGGCTACTAATGGGGCGCCATGCCCATAGGACTGACCAGAACCGGAGCGGGGGCACGCTCTTGGGGGCCAATGGCTCTGATCAGTCCCATAGCCGTGGCTATGGCAGGTCGACCCGCGAGGGTCGGGCTGAGCTCTTGACGAACCCGAACACTCGGCCGGGTCGAGCTCCAACTCGATCCGGTCATTTCGGGGACGTCGAGCCCCGGCTTTACAGTTTCGGGGGCCCTCCCAGCCGGACGGCGGGCCGGCGTAGTCGCATCGTGACCTGGGCTCTGCCTCAAACCGGACCCCGAGCGCGTCCCCTCGACGCGGGATATTTCCGGCAAGGTCTCGTGCCCGCCATTTCCTTTCGACGCGGATGGGGTTGCAGCCCCGCCCGCCTCGCTGAGTACCGCGCTCGCCTCGCTGCCGGTTTGCGGCCCGAGCAAGTCGACGCGCTGCTGTCTGATCCGGTCGATCACCACCTTTGCCGGGATACCGATCTGCCGGAATGCCATGTGAAACGCCCTTCTTGTGTGTCCGTCCGTAGCGTCACGGAAGATGGAGCACCCCGAATTGCAGAACAGAAAATCCCCTTTGCCCAAGGATCAAAAAGTGTCTGACGCGTCAGCAGTTGTCGATGATGCGGCCCGTTGGTCGGGCGCGCTGTGGAACAAGGAATACGTCGGGATTGGCGATACTCAGGAAGCGGCCATGTATCGCGCCTCAGCCCGTCATGGGATCGATCCCGGCGTCTTCTTGTCGCTGCGCTATCGCAGGCCAAAAGACCTGCTCGCGAGCGTCTATTTCAAGCTGAAAGCCGCCTACGAAAACGAATGTGAGCGCCAGGAGGCGCGCCTGCGGCATGAACTGGAACTGGTTAAGGCGCTTCCCCGGACGGAGGCTCGTCAGCGCTTGGTTGACGAGACGGAAGCTGCGCTCGGAACTCAAGAGGGCTCGCAATGAACCTCGCGATCGTCATCATCGGTAGCCTGCTCGCAGTGCTTGCCATCGCCGCGATCTTCAAGCGCGCCCGTCGGATCGAGACCTCCACCGAGCCTGATCTTGAGGACGGGGAGGACTATTCGTGATTGCCGCGCTCTACGTCAAAACTGGCGGGTCGTATTTTGGCCTCGGCGGCGTTGATCCGTGGGACGAGGCGAGGGACGCACGCGCCTATGCCGGGCCTCATCCGGTTGTCGCGCACCCGCCATGCCAGCGCTGGGGAAAGCTCTGGGCCGGCCAGCCGCTCTGGATCAAGCGCACCGGCCAACGGAAGGTCAAGGGCGACGACGGCGGGTGCTTTGCCGCTGCTCTCGATGCTGTGCGTACTTTTGGCGGCGTGCTGGAACATCCGGAGGGCAGCCATGCCTGGGCGCATTTTGGCCTCAACAAGCCGCCGCGGACAGGTGGGTGGGTGCCTGCTGACTTTTTCGGCGGCTGGACGTGCTGCGTTGAACAGGGGCGCTACGGACACTACGCCCGCAAGCCGACATGGCTTCTCGCCTATCGCGTCGATTTGCGCGAACTGCGCTGGGGTAAATCTGAAGCGCGCCTGGACCCGGCTGTTGTCGCTCGCATGGGGCTTAAGCGCGCCAAGCGCCTCGGTGAGCTTGGTGCTCGCGGTGGCGGCAAGGACAGTGCCCCGCGTATTGGAACGCCGACCGAGTTCCGCGACCTGCTGATCTCGATAGCGTCAACTGCAAACCCGATGAGGGCCGCAGCATGAGCGCACAAACCCGCGACCGCGAGATCGTCGACCTCGAGCACAAGCGCCAGGCCACCACGGCCCAGCTTCTGCGCGAGCTGCGCAACCGCGGCAAGCGGCTGCCCCGCTCAACGGAGCGCGTCCTTAGCGCGATGGTCAGGCCGGGGAGGGCGGGGGCGTGACTGTCGATCGTCCAGTTCTTCGCTGGCATGGTGGGAAATGGATGCTTGGGCCCTGGATCATCGAACATTTCCCGTCGCATCGCGTCTACGTGGAGCCATTCGGAGGCGCCGCCAGCGTGCTGATGCGCAAAGAGCGCTGCTACGCGGAAGTCTACAACGACCTGGACGACGACGTCGTGAACCTCTTCCGGGTGTTGCGCGACGACGTGTTGCGCGACCGCCTAGTGATTGCACTTCGCCTCACGCCGTTCGCAAGGACCGAGTTCAATGACGCGTACGAAGCGGCAGGCGAACCGGTTGAGCGCGCCAGGCGGCTTGTCGTGCGTTCGTTTATGGGCTTCGGTTCGAATGGGCACAACATCAAGGCCAAGACCGGCTTCCGCAGCAACTGCAAGCGCACCGGCACCTCGCCGGCACGCGACTGGACCAACTACGCTGACGGGATAGCGCCCGTCGGGCAGCGTCTCGCCGGGGTCGTCATCGAAAACAAAGACGCTGTTGATCTGATGGCGCAGCACGACGGCGTCGACACGCTGTTCTATGTCGACCCGCCTTACATGGTCGACACTCGCTCGCTCAAGAATCCGTACGATATCAAATATCGCGGAGGCATGTACGCCCACGAAATGGACGACGCCGATCACGACCGACTTCTGTCTGCCTTGGTCGGGCTGAGAGGCATGGTTGTGCTCTCGGGCTACCCTCATTCGCTTTACGATGAGCGGCTCGCTGACTGGCGACGGGTAGAGAAGGAAGCTTTGGCCGACGGAGCGCGTCCTCGCATCGAGGTGCTTTGGATCAATCCTGCCTGCGCTGCTCGGCTGGATGCTGAGCAGGCACAATTGTCACTGCTGGATGGTGTCGCATGACGGTTGTTGCATCGAACTACGCCCGCAAGGAAAACGATCTCTACCAGACGGAGCCTTGGGCGACGGAGGCGCTGTTGCGTCATTTCCCCGTCGGCATGTCCTCGCTCGTCTGGGAACCTGCGGCGGGAAATCACCTCATCGTCGACGTGCTTCGCGAGCACGGCGCGGTCGTCCGCGCCACCGACATTGCGACCTACGATCGGCCGCACGATTGCCTGTTCAACTTCCTTGTCGAGGAGCCGCATTTCGGCGGCTGGGACGACCCAACCCATCTTATCACCAACCCGCCATATGGGAAGGGAAACAGAGACGCGGTCAGGTTCGCGGAGAACGCGCTGAAAGCTTGTTCTGGCGTCGTTGCGCTGCTCCTCACGGCCAAGTTCGACTTCGGAAAGACTCGCCGGCACCTGTTCCGCGACAACCCACGCTTCTGCGCCAAGATCGCGCTCGTTGATCGTATCCAGTGGTTTCCCGGCGACACGTCAGGGACCGAAGATCACGCTTGGTACGTCTGGGACACCGCCGAGCGTGTCGAAAGCCAGTACGGCAAGCCGATCATGTTGTGGGAGGGCAAGGTCGCATGACGCTCTCCTGGGGCACGCCAACCGACGGCATCGGCACGCGCACCACGGCGCATTTGAACTTCACGCGGACGATGGCAGAGGATCGCTACTTCCTCAGCGCTCAGGCGCTCGCTGGCCTCCGGCGCCGCGCAGATCGCCCCGAGCATCATTTCCCGGCATTCGCGACCAAGGCGACCCGATGAAAGACACGACCTTCACCCTCTCCGAAATCACCGATGCGATGGGCAAGGCATGGGCCAAGCTTTCGCTCAAAGACCGCGCAACTGCCGATCGTGAGTTGCGGATCTACACCGATCACGTCGTCGACATCCTCAAGAGTAAGGGCAAATGAACCTCGCAACGCTCGCCGGCCAGCCATACCAACTTCCGATGTTTGAGGAAGCCGCATGATCGATCCCAACCACATCGGCGCATTCGACGGCATGTCCGATCCCAAGCCAAAGCGCGGGGGTCGTCGCTCAAAGCAGAAAGGCGACCGCATGGAACGCGAGGTCGTCAACCGCTTCCTCGCCGCTGGCGTGAGCTCTGAGAGGGTGCCCTTGTCGGGCGCTGCCGGTGGTTCCTACACAGGCGACCTTACCGTCGTCGTCAACAACCAGGATTGGCTTGGCGAGTGCAAGGCGAGGGCTGACGGCTTTCGCCAGCAATACGACTGGCTAGAAGGCAACCGGCTCCTGTTCCTCAAGGCAGATCGCAGGGCAACGCTTGTCTGCATGACGCTTGAGGACTTCATCACCATCATACGAGGTCGCAAATGACCTTCCGCAAAGAGGTTCTGGCCGAGGGGGTGGAAGTCTATTGCGGGGACTGTTTGGAGGTGCTCGCGCACTTGGCAGATGAGTCCGTGGACATGGTATGGACCGATCCCCCCTACGGCCATTCAAACCACGACGGGGACTGGAATGCCCGACTGAATGCCCACCGGGGCATTGAAGGTCAGCCGATTGCCAATGACGACGGCGACGGCATGCGGCGTGTTGTGGACGGGATGTTGACACAAGCGTCCCGGCTTTTGAAGGCTGACTGCTGCTGCTGCTGCTGCTGCTGCGGCGGCGGCGGCGGCCCCCGACCTACGTTTGCGTGGGTCGCTGAGCGCATGGATCGCGGTGGGCTGACCTTCTTCCATAGCGTGATTTGGGACAAGGCAAACCCTGGCCTCGGCTGGCGATACCGGCGACAGCACGAGATGGTAATGATTGCGCACCGTCAAGGCGGGAAACTTCTTTGGGCGGACCAGAAGCGTGCAGTTCCAAACATATTTACGCTGATGCCACCACGCGAGAGACAGCATCCGAACGAGAAGCCTCTTGGCCTGATGCGCCACTTTATCGAACTCCATTCGATGGAAGGGCAGGTTGTTCTTGACCCCTTTATGGGGAGCGGCAGCACAGGTGTTGCGGCAATTGAGTTGGGCCGAAAGTTCATCGGTATTGAGTTGGACGAGAAGCACTTTGCGACAGCTTGCGCGAGACTTGAAGGAGCCCTGTCGCGCCCCTCCATGTTCATCGATCCCCCCAAGCCCATAAAGCAGGAAGCGTTTCTATGACCTCAATCACCATCATCGGAGGCAAGCGTTGACCTTCCGCAAAGAGGTTCTAGCCGAGGGGGTGGAGTGTATCCTTGGTGATTGCCTTGAGGTTCTGCCGACGCTTGGCCGGTTTGATGCGGTGGTGACTGATCCGCCTTATGGGATTGGGTTCAAGTATGCCACGCATGACGATGACCCAACAGCATGGTTTGCTTTGATGGACCGCGTTGTGCCGTTGTGCAAGGCCGCTGCGCCATTTGTTATCATGCCGAGCTGCGCCGTTAAACGGCTGCCGTGGTGGTATCAGAACCACGGACCCGAATGGATCGTTGCGTGGCACAAGGGTTCGCCCGGCCATATGTCAACGATCGGCTTCAACGACTGGGAACCGCATGTCGTGTGGGGTCGCCCGACAGTTCCGATGCATGATTACTTTTCGACGCAATGCGGGTTTGACGATAACGGGCACCCGTGCCCAAAGCCCATCGAATATTCGATGTGGCTGGTATCTCGAGCCGCCAAACGCGCGCAGTCCATCCTCGATCCTTTCTGCGGAAGCGGCACCACTGGCGTTGCTGCTGTAAAGCTAGGACGGCGCTTCACGGGCATCGAGATTGATCCCGGCTATTTCGACATTGCCTGCCGTCGCATCGAAGCCGCGCTCAAGCAGCCAGACATGTTCATCGACCCTCCCAAGCCCGCAAAGCAGGAGGCGCTGTCGCTATGACCTACGCAACACCAGAGATGAAGGCGAGGGGACAGTGACCTACGTTCGCAAAGAGGAACTGGCCGAGGGCGTGGTGCTGTACCAGGGCGACTGCCTTGAGGTGCTGCCGACGCTGGGGCGGTTCGATGCTGTGGTGACCGACCCGCCTTATGGGATCAAGGCGTCTTCCAAGAAGTTCATCAATGGAACCAGCAAGACGAAGAAGGACTATTACGCTGACGTCGAGTGGGACACTGCGCCGCCCCCAAAGGCAACGCTTGACCTTATCAGGGCGCAGAGCGAGGCGCAAATTCTGTGGGGGGGGAACTACTTTGATCTCCCCCCGGCGCGGTGTTTTTTGGTGTGGGACAAAACCATCCACGGCAACAGCTACGCGGATTGCGAGATGGCGTGGACGTCGCTGGACAAGGTGGCTCGCATAAAGCCGCTTAACATGGTCGCGGCCAATATGGACGGGCGCGTGCATCCCACGCAAAAACCCTTGAAGCTCATGGAATGGTGCCTTGATCAGATACCGAATGCGCGCACTATCCTTGACCCTTTTATGGGCAGCGGCACCACTGGCGTTGCCGCCGTCAAGCTAGGACGCCGCTTCACTGGGATTGAAATAGACGAGGGTTATTTCGACATTGCCTGCCGCCGCATCGAAGCCGCGCTCAAGCAACCGGACATGTTCATCGATCCTCCCAAGCCCATGAAGCAGGAGGCGCTGCTGTGACCCGTGAGCGCATGTCAGCCGCAGAATACGTCAACGCTGCTGGCGGCTTTGCTGGGCTGGAGAAGCCCAAGAGCAAGTACCGCAATGTTCCAACGGTTGTGGACGGTGTGAGATTTTCAAGCCGCGCGGAAGCCAAGCGCTGGGACGAGCTTCGCATGCTGGAGAAGGCAGGGGAGATTTTTGACCTCAAGCGGCAGGTGTCATTCCCGCTCTACGCGTTCCCCGGCAAGCTGGTTGGTCGATACGTTGCGGACTTCACTTATCTCGCTGAGGAAATGAACTCGGACAAATATGCGGGCATCCACCGCATTCTGCACGTTGAAGATGTCAAAGGCGTGCGCACTGACTTGTTCAAGTGGAAGGCCAAGCACTTCGCTGCACAGTACGGGTACGAAATCACCATCATCGGAGGTCGCAAATGACCTTCCGCAAAGAGGTTCTAGCCGAGGGGGTGGAGTGTATCCTTGGTGATTGCATTGAAGTTTTGCCCGCGCTTGGCCGGTTTGATGCGTGCGTTACCGATCCGCCTTATGGGATTTTCAAGAACACTGGCGGGGATGGTAAGATGTTCGGCAAAGAAACGATATATTCCATTGATGATAAAGCGGCACAATGGGATTTTAGGCCAGATGATGACCTGTTGCATTCTCTAGTTCAATTTAAAGAGTATGTCGTTTGGGGAGGGAACTACTTTGCGGATATTCTCGGAGCATCGAAGGGGGTTCTGGTTTGGGATAAAAAGACCGGAAACAATAGCTATGCTGATTGCGAGCTTGCTTGGACTAATGCCACAGGCACCACTAGAATCATACATCATCAATGGTGCGGAGCCTTCAAGGACAGCGAGCGCGGATTGAGGGCAGAACACCCAACTCAAAAGCCCATAGAAATAATGAAATGGAGCATTGGATTCTGCAAAGCTCAAACAATCCTCGACCCCTTCATGGGTTCCGGCACCACTGGCGTTGCAGCCGTCAAGCTAGGCCGCAAGTTCACCGGCATTGAGATAGACCCCGGCTACTTCGACATTGCCTGCCGCCGCATCGAAGCCGCTCTCAAGCAGCCAGACATGTTCATCGACCCTCCCAAGCCCATGAAGCAGGAGGCGTTTCTATGACCTCAATCACCATCATCGGAGGCAAGCGCTAGATGGAACTCGCGACATATGCCGAACAGGCCAGCCATTACGCTGCGGTACGTGCGCGTCTCATGGGCATAGTGGCGCCCACACAGGTACGCCACATGATCCCGGCGCCGGAGCCGCTAGAGCCGCCCAAGAAGCGCACGAAAGAGGAAATTCGCCGGGACCGATTGGCTCGTCGCCGCGCTCGCGCTGCTCAACTCGCAATGTCCAAGTTCAAGCCTGTGTCTGTCTTTCAGGCCAAAGACCTGCCTAAGGTCACGGTCGAGGCTCATTACGCTTGGGAAGGTGGCCCGGAAGTGCTGCCGATCCCGGTCCCGCGTTGGAAGCAGATCGTCATTGAAGTAGCGGAACGAGAGAAAATCCTCATCGGGGATTTGATGGTCGACAACCGCGAAAAGCACGTCGTCGCCGCTCGTGGAGAGATTTTCTACAGGATGCGCCACGAGTGCGGGTTGTCCTATCCCGAGATCGGCAAGCGCATGGGCAACCGGGATCACTCAACGGTGATTTGGGGCGTCAAGCGGCACGCGCAGACAATTGGGGGAAAGTCACCCCAAGCACAAACTGGTTAATTATCCATTAACGCCGACCGTTACAGTGTGGCTGTAGCGAAGTTCTGACTAGGGGTGATTTGCACATGAGCGAGCGGCCTTTCATGCAGTTGTACGTCTCCGATTTCATTGGGGACACGCTGTCGCTCAGCACCGAGCAGATCGGCGCTTACATGCTGTTGCTCATGGCGATGTGGAACGCCAAGGGCAAGCTGCCCGACGACGACGCCAAGCTCGCCAGGATCGTCCGCATGTCCCTCAAGAAGTGGAAGGCCATTTCGCCAGAGGTACTGGCTTACTTTGACCGCGAGGCAGGGGATATTTCGCATAATCGTCTGACGTTTGAGCTTCAAAAAAGCGAGCGTCAAAGTGAATCGAGGAGTGCCGCCGGGGCAAAGGGTGGCGCCGCTAACGCATTGAAAAACAACAAGCCGAACGTAGCAAATGCTACAGCAAAGCCAGTAGC